AAATATGGATACACAATCGGAAGAAGATATTCGTGAGCGTATTCAAGAAAAATTAACTCAAATCTCTATGCTCCATGAAGAAGACAAAAAAAATTGGATGAAAGATATTAAAAGCACTGGAGAATGTAGTCCTTCTACAAAACCAGGATGCAAAGGTAAAGCAAAAGCATTTGCCGAGCGAGCACAAACAGGCGATGTTCATGACGATAATCTCAAAAAAGGAAAGAATCCACACGGACCAGGCTGAAACATGCAATTTTCCATTTCACAATTGAGGCAAATTATTCAAGAGGAGTTCAAAGCTGAACTTCAAGAATATAAGGTAGAAACTCCTAAGCATTTCAAGCCGACCCAATTGCCTGGAACAGCTGATGACGTGTTTCGTGATTGTATTGCAAGTGTGAAAAAGAGTTTTAAAAAAAACGATTATCCTTTAAAGAAAGGCAAAACTCTAGAAGATGCTGCCGCAGCAATTTGCACTGATTCTCGAAAAGAAGGCGGCGCAACTTTAAATTGGGGAGAAAAGCGCAGGCGCGAAGTTGAAAAAGCTCGTCCAGGGGGATTGAGTGGCAAAGAAAAAGAACTTCCAAAATTAAAGAGTCACGCAAAACCTTCTAAGGAGAAAGAAAAATGAAACTCATCATTAAAAAAGTTCTTCAAGAAAAACAATGGAATAAAGACTCCAGCACTCCACGAGATTATTCTAAAGAATATAATGCGCCTGGATCAAAGGAACAAGACGAGCGCAACAAACGGAAACGAGATAAAAGAAAACATGACAAAGAACATGGTGAGTGTCCTAATGACGATGAACTTCATCATGTTGATGGAATTGAAAACGATAAGGTTAGGTGCGAACCACCTTATTTAAACCGTGGAAGAAAAGAAAAGTCTCGCTTAAAGAAAGGAGAAGTTGTGATAAAAATCACGAAATCTTTAGGAGAATCTGCTATAGATACTGAAAGACCTTCTATAGATGGTGGTGGATCGCCAGTTCCATTAGATCAGCAAGGTTTTGGAAAAACGGCAAAAGTTAAAAGAACGAAGTCAAAAAGTCTGGATGATCTGGCAACTTATATGAATGACCCCGAAAATTCCGAGGATGCAGGGGGCAGTTCACTTCGCGCAGAGGAAAAAACAGGTGGTTGTTATAAAAAAAATATGGGTATTTCTTAGAACTCATTGGTATATTCCTGTCATTATTATCATTGCGATTGTCTTAAAAGGCAGAAACGCCAGTCTATTAAAAATCATTGATGTTCAAAAAGAATCATATGAAAAGCAAAAAGCTGCAATCGAAAACGCGGAAAGAGAAAAACAAGAAGCAAAACAGCGCATCGAAAAAGAATATAACGAAGCAACTCAAAAAATAGAGACAGAGTATGCTAAAATGAATAAAGAAATTAGTAACAGACAAAAAGATATTATCAAAAAAACTGTTAAAAAATTTCATTCTGATCCTGATGCATTAGCAAAAGAACTTTCAGAAAAATTTGGAGTTCAATATGTCCCTCATAAAAACGATTAGCTTAATCATATTTCTTAATATTTTTATTTGTTCTGTATCGTTTGCTCAAACAACCACAAGCACAACTGGCAAGTTTACAATATTAAATAAAGGGGATTCCGCTCCATTTGCAGGAACACTTTTTGATCCGGTTGCAACTGCTAAAATATTAGCGGAAAAAGAAATGCAAGAACAACGCTGCAAAGCTGATTCAAAATATGAAAAAGATTTACTTAATGCTGTTTGCAAGAGAGAAACAGGCTTATTAAAATCAGAATTGGAAATAGAGAAAAGAAAAAATAACTTAATCGTAAGTGCTCAACAAGAAGAAATAGAAGCTCTTAGAAACTTGGCAAAAGGTTCTGATAATACATTTTGGGTTGCAATTGGTTTCGTGTCTGGAGCTGCGACTTCAATTGCCATATTTTTTGCAGCAGTTGAGATTGCTAAATGAAAGATCCAGAACACCTTATCAAAGTCGAAAAAGCCATTCAAGAAAAATATGGCGACGAAGCAATACAAAACCCAAAAGCGAATTGGGATCAAGAAAAAGAAAAAGAATATCTTGAACAAATTAAGAAAATTGCTAAGACTGAGAAACAAAAAGAGAAAGTTGAGGTTGAAGGCGTTTTAATGCCCAAGAAACTATTTAGAAAAGAGTCAAAGCGAACTTGTCCAGAATGTAAAATTTATTCTTTTGATATGAAAGATGATTTATATAGGGCAAAATTTAAGTGTTGCTTTAAATGTTATATTCAATACGTTGAGGGAAGAGAAGAAAAATGGCTGAAAAAAATAACATCCTAGATATCATTAATGGAATTTCACAAGCGGCTGCGAATGCTTATGATGGCGCACTGGATGACAAGGGCGAACCAATTAAAGTTGGTCTTAAAAGGGAAGAAGGTGATCCTGTCCTTGATATGAGGGTGATTGATGGGTTCAATGTAAGTATAGCCGGAAACATGTTAATTGTTAAATACCAAGGAGAAATTTTACTAAAAGACGTTTACAAGGGTGATTTCGAAGGAGAAATAGCACAACGCCTTCAAGACATCGTTTCGTTTCTCAAGAAAGAATACAAAAAAGTTACAGGTAAATCACTTACACTTACCAAAGAAGACAAAGAACCTGATGTTCTTGTTCAAAGTTCAAGCCGCATCCGTTCATGGGTCCAAGCGCAACAAAAATTTAAAATTGGTGGGATGCCAGATCAGGAAGAGATTGGAGCAACAGTGGAAGAACGTTTATCCAAGGCAATGAAGGATTGGATTGGCTTTGGCAAAGATAAGTTTCCAAAAACAAAAAACCCCGAAAATGTAAAGGGAAAACGTGATGAGGAGCCACGAACTTGAAACTCACAACAACAGCACTACAACGCATAATCCAAGAAGAACTCGATGAATTAGATGAGAGCTTCTGGGATGATGCGGTGAAAGGAGCACGTAAAGTCAAACAAGGACTTAAAAAAGATTATAGAAAAGCTAAACGTCTTGCCAAAGATCCTAGCGGCACTTTCAAAAAAATAAAAAAAGTGCCGAGCCAAATTAAGCAAGTTGTTGATCAAGCTGCTGGAGAGATGAAACAGGATGTAAAGAGTGCGAAGGATTCAACGGTGAAAAAAGTACATAAAGCCAAAAAATCTGTGGCGGATAAAGCACGTAAACTGAAGGGCAAAGCAGTGAAAAGGGCACATAAAGCCAAAAGAAAGATAAAAAAAACCGTTGGATTAGATGAACAGGACAACTCTTAAAGAACCACGAACATGAAACTGACAAAAGAAAAGCTTAAACAACTTATTAAAGAAGAAATCTTAGAAGAGTTTGAAGAAGAAGAGTTTGAAGAAGAATTTGAAGAAGAACCAGAAGAAGATTATACCGAGAAATATGAAGACGCTTTATCTAAAATTCATGATTGCGAAAAACGTGTTGAATATCTTAAAAAACGTCTTGAAAAATGTGAAGAAGCAGATAGAAATAGAATCGGTAAAAGAACTGGCAATTGGTCCGATCTGTGGGAGAACAATTAATCATGCAAAAACTATTTGAAAATTGGCGACGTTATTTGACAGAAGATCAGCTTTTAAAAGAAGAGAGAATTAAAAAATATATCGTCGAAAGCGGTATCGAGCATCTTGGGGAAAATAATAATTTTGAACAACTAGACGAAGAAGTCGCGGATTGGCTGCAAGATGCTGGTCATTTAGTTTTAGATGTATTAGGAGTTGCCTTAGATCCTTTAGGCGGGTTAGGAGCAGTTCCCGATGCAATAAACGGAGTGTGGTATTTGACGAGAGGATGTTATCTTTATGCTGCACTTTCGTTTTTAAGTATTGTACCAGTGATTGGCGATGTTCTTGGCAAAGGAACAAAGCTTGGTTTATTCCTTAGTAAATTTAAAACAAGTGCCAAATATTTGAAGAGAGTTCAGCTTGCCCTTTCAGCCCACGGCGCTTTGATAGATAAAACTTTTGATGAATTAGAAAGAAGTGAAAAAACTCCTGAGAAAGTTAAAGCGGGTGTACCTAAAATGCGCGGGGCGGTTGACACATTTAGAACTGATAAAGAGTCTCCCGAAAGTTGTGAAGCTGGAGATCCTCCAGGGGATTCTGGTGAAGAAAAGCAAACAGAAAACAAACTTCAGATTAATGTAGAACCTACTTAGTATGTATGTCACAATATCTTTCAAAAAAAGACCTCGTAAGAGAAATTGTTAAGTGCGGAAAAGACCCTGTTTATTTTATAGACAATTATTGTAAGATTTCACATCCAACCCGAGGTCAAATCCCTTTCAAAACTTGGGATTTTCAACAAGAACTTCTTCACAAGTTTAATGACTATCGAAATAACGTCATTTTAAAATCTCGTCAAATGGGAATTTCCACAATTACTGCGGCATATGTTTCGTGGATGATGTTATTTCATCGTGATAAAAACATTCTTGTTATTGCAACAAAATTTAGTACAGCAGCTAATCTTGTTAAAAAAGTTAAGGCAATGATCAAGTTGTTGCCTCCTTGGTTTGATCAGATTGCATCAATTGAAATTGACAATCGCTCTTCTTTTGTCTTGAACAATGGTTCGGAAATTAAAGCATCTGCAACTTCTGTTGATGCTGGTCGATCTGAAGCATTATCTTTATTGGTGATGGACGAAGCAGCACACGTTGAAAATCTTGATGAATTGTGGACAGCCCTTCAACCCACGATGGCAGCTGGCGGACGCTGTATCGCTCTTTCATCACCCAATGGTGTGGGAAATTGGTTTCATAAAACATATCTTGCTTCTCAAACAGGAGAAAATAATTTTCATCCAACCAAATTACACTGGACACTCCACCCAGAACGAGATCAAAAATGGTTTGATGAAACAACAAGAAATCTTTCACGACGACGAGTTGCTCAAGAATATGAGTGTAGCTTTAATGCTTCAGGAGAAACAGTAATACATCCCGATGATTTAGATAAAATATCACAAATTTGTAGAGAACCCAAACACCAAACAGGATTTGATAGAAACTTCTGGATTTGGGAAGAATATAAGCCAGAAAATAAATACTTACTTGTAGGTGATGTCGCCCGTGGAGATGGAAATGATTACTCTGTTTTTCACATCTTTAAAATCGACACAATGGAACAAGTTGCTGAATATCGTGGAAAACCAACAACCGATTTATTTTCAAGAATTTTATTCGACGCAGGAAAAGAATACGGAGATGCGATGCTCATTGTTGAAAATAATAATATAGGCTTCTCAGTATTAGAAAAACTCATTGATGCCGGTTATCCAAACTTATATTATTCCGCTAAAGGAACTCATGAATATATTGAACAATATCGTGCAGAATATGCTTCAAATGCAATCCCAGGCTTCACAACCTCACAAAAAACGCGACCATTGATTGTAGCTAAACTTGAAGAATTCATAAGAAATACACTAATTACTCTTAATTCGGCTAGAACTTATCAAGAGCTTAAAACTTTTGTTTGGAAAAATGGTAGACCTGAAGCACAAAGAAGTTATAATGACGACTTGGTAATGTCATTGGCAATCGCTTGTTGGGTGAGAGATACAGTTCTTGAGGAAAACACAAGAGATTTGCAATATAAAAGAGCATTTTTAAATTCGATGATTACATCAAATACAAGAATAAATACCACAATTCCAGGTATGTTTGGCTACAAAAAAGAACAATCTTTTGATAGAATAGAGAAAGCAAAAGAAGATTATAAAAACTTTGGATGGTTGATAAAGGGATAAAAATGGAATACAATAAAACAAACAAAAACAATACTCGAAACGCAGACAGTTTTTTATTTAAAGCGTTAACAAGATTATTATCTGGTCCTCTCACTAAACATGATAGACAAAACCCGCGCCAGCTTAAAAGATGGCAGCTTGACAAATATAAATTCACATCAGCTGCCGGTCTTACTTTCAAAAAGACGAGCTATAATCCTTTTGATAATATTTACGCCCAATCAACACTCAATGCTGCTAGAGCAGAAAGATATGTTGACTTTGACCAAATGGAGTTTATGCCAGAAATTGCATCAGGCATGGATATTTATGCTGATGAAATGACCGTTTCATCCCCGTTGCAACCAATTCTTACAGTTAATTGCCCAAACGAAGAAATAAAAGAGGTCTTACATAATCTTTTTTATAGTGTGTTGAATATAGAGTTCAATCTATACGGTTGGTGTCGAAGTATGTGCAAATATGGGGATTATTTTTTATACTTAGACGTTGATGAAAACATTGGTGTCAAGTCCGTGATCGGTCTTCCACCTGCTGAAATTGAAAGACTCGAAGGGGAAGATAAAACAAACCCTAATTATGTTCAGTTTCAATGGAATAGCGGTGGTTTAACGTTTGAGAACTGGCAAGTTGCTCATTTTAGAATTTTAGGAAATGATAAATATACCCCTTATGGTACATCTGTTTTGGAGTCTTCTCGAAGAATTTGGCGTCAATTAATGTTATTAGAAGACGCTATGATGGCTTATCGTATTGTTCGCTCTCCAGAAAGGCGAGTTTTTTATATTGATGTTGGCGGTATTCCCGAAAGTGAAGTAGAGCAACACATGGAACGTATTGTAACTCAAATGAAAAGAAATCAAGTTATTGATGCAGCTAGCGGACGAGTTGATTTGAGATATAACCCTATGAGCATTGATGAAGATTATTTTATTCCAGTGAGAGGGGCAACAGGTGGAACAAAAATTGAATCACTTCCCGGTGGAACTTATACGGGTGATATTGATGATGTAAAATATTTACGTGATAAATTATTTTCAGCTCTTAAGATTCCTGCCTCTTACCTCACCCAAGGGGATGAAGGTTCAGAGGACAAAACAACGTTGGCACAAAGAGATATTCGTTTTGCGCGGACAATAACTCGTTTACAAAGAAGTATCGTGTCTGAGTTGGAAAAAATCGCAGTGATTCATCTCTATACACTCGGATATAAAAACAAAGATCTTATATCTTTTAAACTCCATCTCAATGCTCCCTCTAAACTTGCAGAACTTCAAGAGCTTGAACATTGGCGAACAAAATTCGAAGTCGCGGGTGGAGCGATTGAGGGATATTTCAGTCGTCGGTGGGTTGCAAAACATATTTTTGATCTTTCTGATCAAGAAATTGTTCGTAATCAAAGAGAAATGTTTTATGATAAACAGCTGGACGCAGCATATGAAGCTGCAAGCATGGAGGCTTCTGCGACTGACGACATGGGCGGCATGGGGGGCATGGGCGACATCGGTGGCATGGGTGAAGATGATCCCGCATCGGAACCAGCTGCGGAAGACACAGAGGAAGAAACTCTTTTAGCTGCACCGGGACCAGAAGCAGGGGCGATGGAAGCGCCAGCTAAACGAAACGATTTACAATGGAAAAGACCAGATGAAGCACCATATACAACACCGGGGGCAAAAGGTAAAAAATATACACCTGTTAAATCTGACAAAAGAGATATGGGTGCCAGAAAACGAAGCTATAAGGGCAAATATGCAGAAGAAGTGGGAAAAAACACCCCTAGAAACATTTGGAAAGGCGCTTCGGAACTGAATCAGCTTGCAAAAGGAATTTATGAAGATTTAGAAACTAATTATGAAGAGAAGCATAAAGAAGAAGAACTCAAGATTTTAGAGAATAATATTGAAATTCAGAAAATAATTGAGAATCTTGAAAAAAAGGGTAAAAATGGGAAAAAGAATGGCAAAGTTCAAACATAATAAAAAAAGAAATAGTGCATTTCTTTATGAAGTTTTAATTCAGGAATTAACAAAGTCTGTTCTTTCTAAAAATATAGAAATGCAATCCAAAATAACATTACTTATCAAAGAATATTTTTCACGAGATTCAATGATGTATAGGGAACTGAAGCTATATCACGCTATTGTACACACAAAAGACACGAGTATTTTAACTGCTGAAAAAATTCTTAATGAGGTAAAAAATCGTCATAAAGGATTGGATAAGAAAAAATTGTCATCAGAACAAAATAAACTTTCTAGAAGAATCCGTAAATTTGTAACTGATGAGGCATTTTCAAATTTTGTACCAAACTACAAAGATTTAGCTTCAATTGCTCAAATTTTTAATAATAAAATTTCAGTTAGATCAAAAGTTTTGTTAGAAAACGAGCTTCTTGATAAAATGTCTTCAAAAAAAAATGACGAAAAAATGACTCCCATTAATAATTTGGTATATAAATCATTTGCTAAGAGATTTAACGAGGAATATGGAAGTAAGTTGTTGGCTGAACAAAAAGTTCTTTTAAACAAGTTTATCACCTCATTTCACAACAATGCCTTGGAGCTGAAAACATATCTAAATGAAGAAGTTGGAAGACTCAAAAAAGAATTAGAGAAATCGTTCTTGAAAGAAGAATTTATATCTGACTCTCAGATGTTATCGAATGCTAAAAAAGTTATGAAAATTTTAGAATCTTGCAAAGATAGAAAACCAGACAAAGAAATGGTTGAAGAAATTATTAAAATTCAAGGGCTTGTGCAGGAGATAAGATCGAATGTCAGTTAAAATTAAAATAGATTCTGATGCGACTGAAGAAGAAGTTTCTGAAATAAATGCCCACTCAGAGCATGTTCAAATTTCCATTCATGCAAGAAAAACATTAGATGGGAAAATCATGATCCTTGATCATAAATTAATTGATATTATTCTTGACACCAAAAATCAAAAAATTATTACCTTCCCCAAAGAAGAATTAAGCGATGAGATATACAATATTCAAAGCTCATACTTTAAATATTTAGTAAATGAGGGAGTGGTATTACCAGATAGCATAAGAAGCGGGAATATCTTTGGAAGCCTAGAAGGTGTTTATCCTGATGCGGCTGATGAAGGTGTAAGCGCCGCGCAAGTAGTTATTTATACAACAAAGAACTTTATTGATGCCCAAGCTCCTCATCTTGAAATGCAAGAATTTATAGAAAACGAAATAGAAGATTATATGGTTGATCCTACACCTGAAGATTCAACAGAATTGGGAGAAGTCCCAGAAGAACCAAAAAAAGGCTCAATAACTCCATCTCGTATCCGCCGCTATTTAAGTGGTTATGGATATTATGAATGAGTCTTTTATTATTTATTCTTTCAGCCTTTGGGCTTACGCAAATTATAATTTATGGAAGAATCTTTAAGAAGGTCCGCCCATCACATCACTTTTTTCACTGTTCCATGTGTATCGGTTGGTGGGTGGGTCTTTTTTTATGGGCAATTAACCAATATACAGAACTATTTATATTTGATTATTCTATAGCTACTGCATTCGTATTGGCATGTATTAGTTCTGGAACATCATATGGGTTAAATATGATTTTTGGAGATAAAGGAATAAATTTTAAAATTTGGGGTGATAAATAATGTTTGAAAGTATAATGATAGGAAAAAGACGCATGTTGCGACCTGTTCGACGTTGTAAAGCAGGCTGTAGTATCATGCGGGTTGCGCCCGCATCCAATAAGGAAGGAATAAATTATGAAAATTAAAAAACACAGATTAAAAGAAATAATTCAAGAGGAAATTCAAAATTATAATATGCCTTCCGACGAATCAAGTTCTACCGATTGTCTTGGTTGCGTGTTTCCAGAAGGAGAATTTCAAAAAGAAGAAGTCCCAATTGGATCTGTTGTTTATATGATTGTTGGGAAGGCATTAGATTCCATCCACGAATATCGGGGAGATATGTCTGATGATGAAGACGTTTCTGAAGATTTTGAATTTCTTCATAAGAAATTGGCTGAAGTTTGGCAAATGCTTGATGAGCATGAAAATCTAGCTGGCGGTCAAACCCCTGCTGATCTTATGCGCCCAGTACATGAATCAAAAGAGAGTAAAAATGAGTGATAAATACCTTTTAAGAGAATATTATGAACTTTGCGCAGGAGGTGTTTGCCAGGATCTTTTAACTGAAGATGAAAAATTGCAAGTCAAAAATGGTGCAACTTTTCTTTCTGGTGTGATGCAGCGTTGCGATGAACAAAATGGCAATGGAAGGGTTTATCCAGCTCCTATTTTAATGCGAGAAGTTAAAAATTATATGAAATCTGTAAAAGAAAATCGTGCATGTGGTGAACTTGACCACCCTGAAGATTCAGTTGTAAATCTTAAAAATGCTTCTCACACTGTAACATCTTTATGGTGGGAAGGAAAAGATTTAATGGGAAAAATTAAAGTTCTTTCTACTCCTTCAGGAAAGATTTTAGAAGCTCTTATTAGCGATGGTGTTAGTTTGGGCATTTCTTCTCGTGGTCTTGGATCTGTTAAAGAATCCGAAGGAAAAACTCTTGTTGAAGACGACTTTCAATTAATTTGTTTTGATATTGTATCAGAGCCTTCAACACAAGGTGCCTATATGATGATGACCGAATCAAATAAAAAACGAGTTTGGTCAAAAGCTGATCGTGTCAATCGTTTGTTAAACGATATCATTGGGGAAAAATAATGGCTGAAAAGCGTAT